CAGGGGGCGCACCCACTTCAGTTTGATGTCGACGACTGAAGGGCGTCCAGAACGCTCGAGATGTCGTGAATCCTCAAATGGTTGTTGAGACCGCTTGAGGGACACCTTCAGGAGTGCAGGATATCCGTCGATTGAATTCTTCGGTATCCTGGATTTAGCAACATAAGCCTTAACCAAAGGCCTTTGCTGATCCTCATGCATACGGTGAACTTCGTAAGCTCCACCGTGTGCCCATCTCCCGAGAGCCGGGCTTTCCTTTGCAACATAAGGAAAGTGACGACCTAACAACTTCTTCTTTGTTAGAAGGTTGTCAAGCCAGCCTACCGCATTTTCGTAACCAAGCTCAAAAAGTTGGTTGCGCAGTGCAACGGTTGACTCCAGCTCTTTCACATCCTTTCGTGACTCAGGGAATAACCTACGTACTCGAGCTACCTTGACAGGTATCCCGGCGTAGAAGTCCTCCCCGCAGGACTCTCTGAACCTACCGGTCCAGAAAGACTTACGGGCATTCACTACAGCGCCGTAGCGCTCTAGTGATGCCGTCACGGAACTCACATATTCTACTGGGACTACGATATCATCCCCGTAGACACGCACTTTCCCGTAGAGGGCCGTAAGGTCCTTTTGGGAAAGCGAGCGATTGAGAGCCGACTCTATCCCTAACATGACAATGGTCATAAAGACCATTGCTTCAAGGGGGAAGGTCAGCGCTGAACCCATAGATGCGTACTTGGCCAAACGGATAACTCCATGGCCAGGCACATCAGCCGATCGAGAACGCACTGCATCAACTGCCTCACGCGAGTGAGGAAAGTAATGAAAGAGTTCTCGGACAAGCTGGTTGGAAACGCGATCTGACGCCTCTTTAAGATCAAGAGTCGCAAGGTTACCCGTGAGGGAACCTTCTCTAGCCAACAACTGGTTAGGTTCTTGACTATCGAAGCAGATGAAATTTCGAGCATTAACATCAGCTCGAAATTCCTCCTTCATCTCTGCTAGAAGAGCCTGCTGCATGAACATCATGTAACTTGGCTCCACAGCAATGATGCGGGGCGTTTTCAGCGTTTTAGGGACGTGAATCACCTTTACAGGCCGTTCACTCCCAGGTTCGGTGAAGTCCACATGGTTCGTGTGCCACCAAAGTGACCACGAAGGAAGACACCAATCCACGTATGGAAAAGTGCGATCCAATCGGGCTGAATATTCATTGAATATCCATTTCTTGTTACCTTTCTTACGATCGGCAACAGACCCGGGACCATGTGCTGGGATCAACTCTCCGTTGTAGATCTTTCGATCGAGACGGGAATTGAGGCTCCTCCAGAGGAGATGAGCCATACGCCTGTAGTCCACGAGATCATCATGGCTACGAGCGCGATCACCAGCGCGGACGTCACGCTCACACTCGACGTACGCCGATAGCGCGGCCTGGATTCGTTCATCAGAACACTCCAATTTGATCTTACCAAACGCCATTGTTACCTGGCGGATGGCTTGGATCGCCGTTATATCGGGCGTGTCGAGCAATCGCCCACTCCAGCGGTCGAACACACGATCCAACAGCCCACCTAGTAAAGTGGGGAGCTGACCACGTTTCTGGAAACCCGGAAACGCGGAGGGATCTACCTGTCCATTTGCAAGCGACTTGTGAAGGTCGTCGGCAAAGGACGGTAAGGTTATCGTAAGAAACGATAACCCCTCGTGTTCGACACGCAACTTGATCGTTTCAAGATCAAGCTGGGTGCTTGTGTGACATCTGATGCTGACATCAGTCAGCATCTTCTGTAGGAACAACATCAGGCTTTTCATAGTTTCCTTTCGGTAAACTAGTCCATAGCCAGATGCTTGGTGAGATCCTTTGTTTAGAGTGACTCAGTGAGAGAGCTTAGCTCTCCCCTCCGAGCCACTTGACGAGGTTAGCACCGGACGTTGCATTTACCCAGGTCATTAGAGCCTGAGAAATGTCCTTCTTCTCTGCAATCGTGAAGCCCACAGCGGGCTCCTGCGCATTCAGATAGAAGGTGTAAGACTTCTGCACGTTAAGACTCGCGTTAAGCGGGTCTGCAGCAGTCTTTACAACGGTAAGAGCGAGCGTGCGCTTGGTCACACCCTGCGAAGTCTTCGCAGGGATGTGGTTAACGCGCACGCTAATCGTACCGTCGTCCTTGGTATAAACTCCGCCGTGTTCCGTCGTGCCCGTCTTGGGCAGAGAAACAGCGACAGAATTTACGGTGATAGCAACAGGATCTGCGATAGCCATCTGGCATCATTCCTTACAGTAGGTTTAGCCCGCTTTTGGCGGACTTACTTAAGGCCCTTGGAAAGCCCAAGAGCTAGCAAAATGGCCCATTGTCCTTCACTAAAGGACTCAGGATTAAGGCCGAACCCGAAGGGTGACGCTTTAACTCGCGTTTTACTATGCGAGGTAAGGGTAACACTAAAGGGGTCAGTAGCGGGAGTCCAGGTACTAGTACCTGTACGTCGCCAGACCCCACGAGGGAAGAAGATCTCCTTACGGATTTCCTGTTCTCTCATAATGTACCCATATTTCATCACAACGCCATCTGACGTAAAAGCGCTAATATTGGAAAGTACATCTCCAAAATTAACGAAATAGTCAGCTAGCCAAGTCCACGGTTGCAGGTTCCAAAGAACCTCCGGATCGAGGCGAGTACCTAACAGGGTATTCGCTTCAGCCTCAATTCCGGCGAGATATGTGTCCAGCCACTGGAGCTCAGAGGAGTAAATTCTGAAGGCTCCAGAGAAGTAACTTTTGGTCACTGTTCTGGTAATCTCAACAGGTGTGATTGTACTAGCTCGTGTACTTAGGAAGCTAAGACCGCCGTAAGGCGCCGAAGCATCCAATTCATACGAGCTGGAACTGATAGGCTTGGACAGCCCCTCAGTAGTTTCAATCACGTCATCAAACTGGTAGCGGCGACGGATCGGGCGACCTATGTTCTGTGCGTATTGGAAAACCAATTGACGCGTATACAGAGCATACTCAGCCAGGTTTTGGATATCCCTTTGCAGGGGTCCCCAACCAAACTGAGCGTTCAAGTACTCATTACCGCCCTCTCGAAAGAGTTCGCGCAAAGTACTTGCACGGGATATCATCGAACCCATCATCTTGGGGATTCCCCCAAGAGAACGGAGTTCTCCGATGGTAGATGCCAGATCCATAATCGGCTTATTCGGACGCACTCTGTTAATAGCAGTGCCTCCGAGGCCAAACATCAACTGATTCTCATCCGCGACAGCTTGCGCTGTTCTAAACGGTTGAGCCTCACTCCACCCAGCTAACAACACTGGGCCGGACGTACGCACGCTGTAAGGCGTTAAAGCGTACGTTCCTGAAGTGACGATACCATTGAGTGAAGACTCAATGGTATTCTTTTCAGTTGCGAAGCCCGCTCCCCAGTCCTGGTTCTTAGCCCACTTAAGCCAAGCCTTACTCTGAATCTCTTGCCTCTTTCGAAGCTCGAATTGCAGATAAGGCCACAGTGTGTCAGCAGAGCGCGTCGTTTGACGCGTTTGTGCTCGACTCACCGTTCTGGCCACAGGTGGTAGTCCCCAGGAATAGGTTCCAGATGAAGTGTAAGACTCGAAGCGAGTCCTCACTCCATTTGAATCTGATGACATTGGACTTCCTTCCTACAGAATGGTTATAGGTGCTGATAAAGGCACCGTGCCATGTACACAAGTGCACTGGGTGCCCCGTAAGG